CAATAAAAACAACGACGACATTTACGCCGAGATTGTCACGCTCGACAGCATTACAGCCGACAAGTTTATTGAGCGCGGACGCAACTTGGTTCTGTCCAGAGAGGCTCCCATTAAGGTTAGCAACTCCCCGGGATGGTTCGCTTGCAAATGGTGTGACCACAGGCCTGTCTGCCACCTTAAAGCAGCACCCGCTCGCAACTGCAGAACCTGCTCTGCTGCGGAAGCTGGTGAAGACGGCGCCTGGTACTGCTTGCATCAGAGGAACCCTGTTTCTGGTGCCCCGATGGTGCTCACCAAGGCGATGCAGTTAGAGGCCTGCCCACTGTACGAGGCGTTCTAATGGCGCTTACTGCACGGTACTACCAGACAGACGCAGTCTATGCGATCTGGAACTACTTTACCGACCACACTGGGAACCCTGTGGTGGCAATGCCCACTGGTACGGGTAAGAGTGTGGTTATCGGTATGTTCTTGGAGTCGGCTTTTCGTGCCTGGCCAAACCAGCGCATCATGGTTCTCACCCATGTAAAAGAGCTGATTGGGCAGAACTACGAAAAGCTGATGACGCTGTGGCCGACCGCACCTGCGGGCATATACAGTGCGGGCCTTAAAAGGCGCGAGGCGTACATGCCCATCACCTTTGCTGGTATCGGGTCTGTCGCTAAAAAGCCTCACCTGTTTGGCAAGGTCGATCTTGTTCTAATTGACGAGGCGCACCTTGTAAGCCCCGATCAGGAAACAATGTACCGGGCATTCTTGCAGGATTTGAAGCAGGCCAACCCGTACCTGAAGGTCGTGGGCTTTACTGCAACGCCCTGGAGGCTTGGACACGGGCGAATTACTGAGGACGGCATCTTCACGGATATCGCATACGATATCACGACGATGGAAGCGTTCAATCGTCTTATCGCTGAAGGGTTCCTGTGCCCGCTTATACCGAAGCACACGTCCGCTTGCTTGGATGTGGATGGTGTGCATTTGCGAGGTGGCGAGTTCAATCAAACCGAGCTTCAGCTGGCGGTTGATAAGGAGGAGGTCACTTACCGTGCGCTTGTGGAAACCATGGAGTACGGTGCGGACAGGAAGCACTGGCTCATTTTCGCATCTGGCGTAGAACACGCAGAGAACATTGCGTCCATGCTTAACGGGCTTGGCATCCCGACCGTAGCGATTCACTCTAAAATGAGCGACGCTGCCCGGGACCAAGCCATTCTGGATTTTAAGGCTGGAAAGTACCGCGCGGCAGTCAATAACAACGTGCTCACGACGGGATTTGATTTTCCAGCCATAGATCTCATTGTGGTGCTGCGTCCTACGATGTCTGCGGTTTTGTGGGTACAAATGCTGGGCAGGGGCACGCGACCCTGGACTTACTTCTGCCAAGAAAGCGGAACGCAGTTTGTCAAAGAGAACTGCTTAGTATTGGACTTTGCACGCAACACCAAGCGCCTCGGGCCTATCAATGACCCTGTTGTTCCTCGCAAGAAGGGGAAGGGTGGCGGTGAAGCACCTGTGAAGCTGTGCATGTCTTGCTGCACATACAACCATGCGAGCGTGAGCCACTGCCACCATTGCGGGGCTGAGTTTCAGTTTGCTGTTAAGATCACTACCGAAGCCAGCACGGACGACTTGATCATAGGTGACGCACCTATCGTTGAGGTCTTCAAGGTAGATCACATCACATACAGTAAGCACACCAAAATCGGATCCCAGCCGTCACTGAAGGTTTCCTACTATTCAAATCTAAAGGTGTTCCACGAGTACGTGGCGCTTGAGCACAGTTTGGGCGGAGGACGGCGCGCGCGGGCTTGGTGGGCTGCTCGCGCACTGTTGGGCGACGTTCCAGAAACTGTGGATGCTGCGCTGGAGCAGGTGGGAACCTTGCAAGCAGCCACGCACCTGCGCGTATGGACGAACAAGAAATATCCGGAAGTGCTTGCGCACTGCTTTGACGGTAGCAGCTTCGGCACGCAGGACGCTGACGCTAGTAATAACCCCACGATAGATGCGAAGATCGTTAAGCACCGTCCGCACGAGGAACGTATGGACAGCGATGCGGTTCCGGAGTTTGCGGCAACCGACTCGGCTTCCTACTTCGACGACGACATCCCTTTTTAAAAATGTTCAAAATAGTGCTTGCACCGTGTGATTATGACGCGTATAGTTTGGTTCATGGGTAGCACACGCAACCTAACAACTCGCTCAGAAGGAGAACCAAAATGACCGCACAAACCAACTTCGCATCCCTTGGCAAAAACGAACTTCGTGCCCTGTGCAAGGAACACGGCATTAAGAACTACGGGAAGATGACGAACGACATGATGCGGGACGCTTTGTCTGCGATGGTTGTTAGTGCTGCTGAACAAGCTGCTCCTGAAGTTGTAGCACCCACTGAAACCGCAGCCCCTGAAGTTGCAGCACCTACCACCGAAGAGGAAGAAGCACCGGCAGCCCCGTCCATGCTGATGCAGATGTTTAACCCCATCGTTCACGCGATCCCGCAACAAGCCATCACCGTTGTGCGCGATGGCCAGAAGCAGGACGACGTCGCCAAGCAAGAAGCTCCCGCACACCCCGCCTCCCCTAAGGCCAAGGGTTACAAGATCGAAAAGGCCCGCGAAGAACGCAACGGAATCAAGCGTCCGTCCGCTGGTGGTGCTTGCCGTGCTGTATGGGATGAGCTGGACGCAGCGGTGGCCGGTAACGTTGTGGTCACCGCCAAATGGGTTAAGGAACTCGCTATCTCCAAGGGTTGGAACCTTAACAACGCGTCTATCGAGTTCTACCAGTGGCGCAAGTTCAACGGCATCGGTAAGGTTTAATTCTAAAGTCCCCGGGAAACCGGGGAGCTAACCGAAGGGCCTATCATGTACGTAATCTTTGATCACAATGCGCTTGTGTATAGGCGTAAGCAGAAAATGGACGTTTTGTTGAACCTCCATTATATCGAATGCCAGCACGCGGAAACCTCGGTGTATCCGTGCGACAGTGACCACACCCTGCTCGCGCTTACCCCTTACGAGCTTCTGCAGCTTTACAAGAACACAACAGGGCAGGTTCCGCCCACTATGCTGGTGACAAAGCTGGTTGAGCTTTGCAAGAACCTTGCACTCGCTATGCCTCCGGACGACGTCAATCCTTTGGAGGTAGCTGCCCAAGCGAATACCATTGCCCTATCGGACAAAGCGTCTTATCAGTTTGTTCCCGGGTCGAACAGGCCTGCTAAAAAATCGACAGGTTTGTTTGATGGTGTTGTCAGGACTGTTAGCGCTGACGCGAAACCGCTGCCTGTGCAGGTTGCGCCGCAGCGTCCCGTGCTACCTGCAACAGAAAGCGAGCCTGTCGTCCGTGTAGCTCCGAAAAGCGGTAGCGTTCGGGAAATAATCTGGTCTGTAGCTAGTGACTTGTGGGTCAAAGCTGGCAAGCCTGCGGATACAAAGGAAATACTCGCTTTGCGCAAGCAAGCTATGGACGTTCTTGAACGCGACTACAGCGTCAAACGCAACACCAGCTCCAATGAACTTGGCAACTGGCAAAAAAGCCTTGTTACATCAAACTAGCCTTATCCGAAAAATAATACTTGCAGCAGCTCATTTCCTTCTGTTACATTACACATCAGCACTTACCTAAATCACTAAACACACGGAGAACACCATGAAAAACGCACCCGCCCAAACCGCCACCCTGACCCCGGAACAGATCGCTGCTGCCGAAGCTGCCAAGGCCTCCGCCGCTGAAGCTGCCAAGGTTGCTGCCGAAACCGCTGCCAAGGCCAAGGCCGAAGCTGCTGAAGCTGCCAAGGCCAAACGTGATGCCGACGCCGCTGCCAAGAAGGAACTCAAGGCCGCCGAAAAGAAGGCCAAGGCTGACGCCAAGGAAGCCGGCATCAAGGCCAAGGCTGACGCCGCTGCCGCTGCCAAGCTGGCCAAGGAAGCCTCCAAGATGCCCGAGCAGAACGGTGTCCGCCGTCCGAAGCCCGACACCCTGTGCGGCAAGGCCTGGGCGATCTTCGACAGCGTCTCGTCCAAGAACGGTGCCCCGGCCAGCATTTCCGAATCGATGGAAATCGCCAAGACCCAGGCCCTGAACGAAGGCAACGTCCGCGCCGAGTACGCTCGCTGGCGCACCTTCTACGGCATCACCGGCCGTGTTGCTGCTCCGGTAGCTCCGGAAACCACCACCGAAACCACCACCAGCACCGAACCGACCGCCCCGGCCGGTGAAGCTCAAGCCTCCTGAGCCTCGTCACCCCGTAAGGGGTTCTAAAGCCCCTGCCAGAAACTCTCGTACCTGGGCCCTGGCAGGGGCTCCCTCCGAAACCCAGGCGATAGCCTACTTCCCGGAGAACTACCTTGAACACCCAGACCCCAGAACCTTTCGTTCGCACTGCGAGCAGCCTATCGGTTCATTCCATCTTTCACACGATTCAAGGCGAAGGCCCTTTTACCGGGCATCGTGCTGTCTTTATCCGGCTTGCTGGTTGCAACATTCAATGCCCGGGCTGTGATACGGACTACACATCGCACCGCCGAAACCTGACTGTGAATGAGATTGTTTCCGCCGTAAATGATCTCCTCCCTCCTTGCGGCCCGTCCCTTGTAGTCCTTACGGGCGGGGAACCCTTCCGCCAGCCTGTGGCGCCTCTTCTGGTGGCCCTTGTGCAAGCAGGGTATTTCGTGCAGGTGGAAACTAACGGAACTCTCAGGCCTCCCTCGCTTGAGTTTGCCGCGCCCCCAATTTTGTTTGAGAGTAGTTTTCGCCCTTGGAACGTATCTGGCTACAACCTCAACCCGACAGCTCGGGTTGGCGTGTATATTGTGGTCAGCCCGAAAACAATGCGCATAAACGAGCGTGTGCTCAAGGACGCGTGCGCCTTCAAGTATGTCCTCACCGACGGCGACATCTGCGAGGATGGCCTTCCGAACCGCGTGCTTTCCATGCCTGGCGCACACCGTGTCGCGCGTCCCCGTTGCGGTGCATGGGTTTATGTGCAGCCCTGCGACGAGCAGGACGAAGCTAAGAACAAGCGCAACCTCAAAGCCGCCATGAATTCATGCAAGGAGCATGGCTTCATTCTGCAACTGCAAATTCACAAAATGATCGGGGTTGAATAATGTGTGCGATCGTTGGGATGCTTGCTTACAAGCTCACAGATAACGAGCGAGCTGATACTGACCACATTCTCAGTCGCATGTGGTCGCAAGGGCATGACCGTGGGCGCGACGGGCGGGGTTATGTCATGCTGGCCGACGGGAAGGGGTCCGCTTACTGTTCCACAGAGCGCGCGGAAGTATCCCGCCCACCCCGTGTTCCGTTGAATGCAACTACCGCAAGCATGATCGGAAACTTGCGGGCTGAACCCACGACGGAATTTGTCGCGGAGAAGCGCCCCTCCGATCAGCAACCGTACTCGCTTCGGGGTTGGCATATTGTGCATAACGGCACGATTGCTAACGACCATGACCTGCGGACGCACGAGCTCGATACCATTATCGATAGTGCTGCCATTGCGGAGCTTCTCGCGGGGCAACCTGCCACGCTGGATGCCTTTATTGGCACCATTAAAAAGCTCAAAGGGAGCTTTGCAATACTAGCCCTTCACGACGAAGATCCGGAACGGATGTTTGTAGCGGCTAACTACCGACCAATCTGGATTGGCAGGCACGAACACGCGTTGTTCTTTGCAAGCTCCCGCCAGGCGTTTCCTAGCTATGTAACCCCGACGATGCTGCCGCCCTACAGCGCCGCGGTGTTCGGTAGCCGGGGCCTTGTAGCGATCACCAGCTTACGGCCGCCCCTGCGGGCCCCTGCGCGAGCGCTGGTGGTGTGTAGTGGTGGGCTTGACTCTGTGGTGGCTGCAACCTTTGCCAAGAAGACTCTCGGCTATCAGATTGAGCTTATTCACTTCCTGTACGGTAGCCGCGCGCAGGGCCCTGAAGTTGAGCACGTTAAGCAGGTGGCTGAAGCGCTAGATTGCAAGCTCACACTCTTCCCGCTGAACATTTATTCCAAGGAAGACTCGCCTTTGCTGGATCCCGATAGCAAGGTAGCAGGGGGCGAAGCTGGTGCGGAGTTCGCGCACGAGTGGGTTCCTGCCCGGAACCTTGTGCTGCTGAGTGTTGCAGCGGCCTACGCGGAAGCACATGGTTTCCAGAAACTTGTGCTAGGCAACAATCTGGAAGAAGCTGGTGCGTACCCGGATAACGAACCTGAGTTTGTTGCACGGTTCAACGACCTCCTCCCGTTTGCCGTTGGTGATGGAAAGCAATTACAGGTTATTATGCCTGTTGGTAATATGATGAAGCACGAGATCGTCGCCTTAGGGCACGAGCTGGAAGCTCCCATGCACCTTACCTGGAGCTGCTACAAGGCAGGCGAAAAGCACTGCGGCACCTGCGGACCGTGCTATATGCGCCGAAGGGCTTTTGAGATTAACAATCTCCCCGAAGTTATTACCTACGAGAACTGACATGAAACAGACTGCGGAACGTTACCACGACATCAGCGCCGGCCACCGTGTTGTCGGGCATGAAAACAAGTGCCGCCACCTGCACGGGCACAACTACCGGATCCACTTTGTCTGCGAAGCAAAAGAGCTGGATACAGTAGGGCGCGTGATCGACTTCGGCGTCATCAAAGAAAAACTGTGCATGTGGGTGGAGAACAACTGGGACCACAAGTTCCTGGCCTGGGAACAAGACCCTGTAATTCGCGAGCATTACGACACCCTCGGCAGTGGGCAGGAAGGGGACCCGGCCGGCCTGTTTGGCGAGTCCATCGTCTTTACCCCGTTCAACCCTACCGCCGAAAACATGGCCCGCTATCTGGTGGAAGTTATTGGACCCTTCCAGCTGGTCGGAACTGGCGTTACGCTAACGTCCGTTCGCATCGAGGAGACTGCAAAGTGCTCCGCTTCTTTCCACATTTGAGGACGCGTTATGTCTAACATGGTAAAGCTCAACCACGCACAAGTCTTGGAACTTGTCACGACTGTTGCAGTAGAAATTCGGAACTGGATGAAGACGACCGATAAGCGTTGGCACTACGCCTACGCTGTTCCGCGCGGCGGAATACCTGTGGCGTACATGCTGCTCCGCGAAGTTGGTTTTTCCCTTGTGGAAGACCCTGACGAAGCAGACTTCTTTATCGACGACCTGATCGACAGCGGTGCCACCTGCCAGCGCTACTGCGACCAGTACCCGGAAAAGCCGTTCTTCGCGCTCATCGACAAGGTTGAAGACCTGACCTACAAGGACGCGTGGATTGTGTTTCCTTGGGAAGGGGACTCGGTCGGTTCGTTCGAAGACAACGTGGTGCGCTTGTTGCAGTTCGTTGGCGAAGATCCGAAGCGCGAAGGCCTGCTGGAAACCCCTGCTCGTGTGGCCAAAGCCTGGAAACACTGGACCAAGGGTTACTCCCAGAACGCGGCGGAAATTCTCAAGGTGTTCGAGGACGGTGCCGAGCACTATGATCAGATGGTTACGGTCAAGGACATTCCCATCTACTCGCATTGCGAGCACCACCTCGCTCCGATCTTCGGTACGGTGACGATCTCCTACATCCCGAACGGCAAGATTGTGGGCCTGAGCAAGCTTTCCCGCCTGGCCGATATGTTTGCCCGGCGCTTGCAGGTGCAGGAGCGCCTGACCGATCAGATCGCGAATGCACTGGTTGAGCATCTGAACCCGTTGGGCGTGGGCGTTATTATTCGTGCCCGGCACCTGTGCATGGAATCGCGCGGCGTGTGCCAACAAGGTCACCACACCATCACAACCGCGCTTCGTGGTGTTATCGAAAGCGAATCGCAGACCCGTTCCGAGTTTCTGCGTCTTGCTTCGTAAGCTGACAAGCGTTAATATTGCTTAACAGCGCAGGGCCTACGCGGCCCTGCTATTACGATCGGAGCAAGCATGAATATCTTTATGGCTGCTGTATATACAAACTCGTATATGCGCGGGCAGAACCGTTACCTGAAGCTCAATGACCGTGAGCGAGAAATCGTGCATGGTATCCCCAACATTCTGGAATCGTACCACTACGTGGGCTCGCAGAAGTACGTGGATCAAATGCGGGCAGACGACGCAAAGGTGTTTCTTGACTCGGGTGCGTTCTCGGCCTACACCCTTGGTGTGGAGATCGACCTCCCGGTCTATTGCGAATACATAAAGCGGAACAAGGATATCTGGCGGGTTGAGGACGGGGTAATGATGGCCTCGGTGCTTGACGGTATTGGTGACCCGCTTAAAACGTTCCAGAACCAATGGGCAATGGAGCAGCTTGGCGCCAAGCCATTACCCTGCTTCCACGCAGGTGAGGACGAACGGTTTCTTGAACACTACGTGAAGAACTATGAATACATCACGCTAGGCGGCATGGTGGGCAGTAGCACAAAGCAGCTCTGCATCTGGCTGGACCGTATGTGGGACAGGTACTTGACAGACGGTAGTGGTCGCCCCCGCCTGAAGGTGCATGGCTTCGGTATTACCGCCATTCCCATTATGGAACGATACCCTTGGTGGAGCGTGGATTCCTCGTCCTGGATCCAGTCCGCAGCCTTTGGAAGCATTGTGACCCCTGAATGGGGTCCATTGTCCGTTTCCGAGAAGTCCCCGTCCAGGCACGACGCAGGGCAGCACGCTACAACCCTGACGCCCATTGAACAGGATATCGTACTGCAGACGCTCGAGAAGAACGGTTTCACTTACGAAAGGCTTTCGACGGTGTATGAGTCCCGAGCTGCATACAACCTGTGGGCCTATGGTGTGGTTAATGAAATGATGAACGCGGCCAACAATTACGAGAAGTTTAATGCAAGAGTTCAAGAGCTATTTTAATGGAGATTACGACACGCTCAGCGGCTCGCTCCAATGGTCTGAGTCACTATTGTACGGGCAAACCTTGCAAAAGAGGGCACATTGCCCTCAGGCGTGTATCCGATACCAATTGCATGGAGTGCGAGCGAGTAAGACTTAGAACTGAGTACAATGATCCTAATGAACGGAGCAGAAGGCTTGATGCTTGCAAAGTATGGGCAAAGGATAATCAGGACTACGTTCGGGATTATCTTGCAAAATGGCAGAAAGAACATGCGGGACTTTTAGCTGCTTATTCTGCAAAGTATCGTTCTAAAATAATGGAACGGACACCACCTTGGGCGGACTTGGGATCCATAAAAGCATTCTATGAGAAGTGCCCGCAAGGGTATCACGTAGATCATATTGTTCCTCTGCAGGGTAGGACAGTCTCAGGACTTCATGTTCTGAATAATCTGCAATATTTGACAGCTCGAGAAAACTTATCAAAAGGAAATAGGTATGTTGAAAGTTCTTAAGTTTGTGATGGGCGCTGTTGCTAAGAAGGATTTCATACCAGCCCTGACTCACTTTGCAATTGAAAACGGTACTGTTCGCGGTTATAACGGCATGATCGCGCTGTCGAGCCCTATACCGTTCGATATCGCTTGCAAGCCCAAGGGCGATTCGCTGGTGCGTGCTATTGCGAACTGTTCTGATACTGTTCAGATGAGCATTACGCCAACAGGGCGCCTTAGCATCCGCTCTGGCAAGTTTAAAGCCTTCATTGAATGCGTATCTGGTGAAACACCGCACGTTGAACCAGAAGGCGAGTTCTACGATGTGGATGGCGACGTGCTCCTGAACGCTGTGACCACACTAGCGCCCTTCATTGGCGACGATGCGTCCCGTGCTTGGTCCAACGGCATTCTGTTTGACGGTGTAAGTGCGTTCGCCACAAACAACATTGTACTTGTTGAGTATTGGGTGGGCGGCACGTTTCCGAGACCTATTAACATCCCTCGGGCTGCTGTGCGTGAGATGGTTCGTATTGGAGAAGCCCCCACAAAGGTGCAGCTATCCGAAGGGTCGGTTAGCTTTCACTACCCAGACGGCAGGTGGCTTCGCACGCAACTCTTTTCCACAGAATGGCCGGACCTGGCTAAAGTGCTGAATGCTTCGCATGCGGAAACCTTGCCGCTGGAAGAGGATTTGTTCTGCGCACTTACGACGCTCAAACCATTCACCGACAAGATGGGGCGTATTTACTTCAAGGGCGGTATTGCAAGCACAGCGCCCGATGGTGACGTGGAAGGCGCAAGCTATGAAGTACCGTCTGTGCAAGCAGAAGGTATTTATGCGATTGAAATGCTACAGACGCTCAAGGGTGTAGCCGTGCGAATCGACTGGTCTGCATACCCTGCTCCCTGCCACTTTTATGGAGCGGAAAGGCTCCGCGGTGCTATCGTCGGTATTCGGAACTAACAGGTCACGTGGCCTGCGAGCGCTATGGCCCGCTCTAAACGGCCTCTGGAGTGAAAATGCGTCCCGATTCAATTGGATTTTTTTGGCAGGATCTTCCACCGGAAAAGAAAGCAAAGGTCGAAAAGCTAAAGCGAACACCACCGCCTCGGGATTGGGAAAAACCAGACTACCTTCCGGGGCTGAAAGAAGCTCTGGAGTTCGATGTACCTATGTTCGATTCGGACACGTTGTTTATGGCGTGCCGGAACAGGGAAAAGCTATTATTCGACATCGAAATATATCCCAACTACTTCCTGGCTGCATTTGCATCGCTTGAAACCGGAAGGGTTATCTACTTCGAATCCACCCACATGACGCAACTGGACACGCAAGGTCTGTCCTTTGTGCTTCACAACTTCTTGACTATTGGCTTTAATAGCATTCCGTTCGACTTGCCCATGGCAGCCCTGGCAATCGCAGGCAAGTCCGTCCCGGAGCTTAAACATGCAGCTAACCAGATAATCGTTGAGCAGATGCGGGCTTCCGATATACTGAAAACCGCAAAGGTTAAGAAGCTGCAAGTGGATCACGTGGATCTTATTGAGGTTGCACCTTTGCGCGCCAGCCTTAAGATTTACGGGGGGCGACTGCATGCTCCTAAGATGCAAGACTTGCCGTTTCCTCCGGACGTAATGTTGTCGCCTGAGCAAATAGCAATCGTTCGCTTTTACTGTATTAACGACTTGAGCAACACTGCATTCCTGAGTATGGCTTTGCGAGAGCAGGTTAGCCTACGTGAAAGCATGAGCCATCAGTACGGAATCGACTTGCGGTCCAAGTCCGACGCGCAAATCGCGGAAGCTGTTATTACGCACGAGCTCGAAAAGATAAGCGGCCACAGGGTATATCGCCCCAAGATCGATCCGGGAACTTTCTACAAGTACAACACCCCTTCCTTCATCCGGTATGAAACACCGATGATGAATCACATGCTCCAGATTGTGCAAGGGGCGTATTTTGTGGTAGCCGATACGGGGTCCATTTGCATGCCCCCGGAGCTAAACGAACTTGAAATCCGAATTGCGAATAGCGTGTATCGCATGGGGATTGGCGGGCTGCACAGCTCTGAGGAGAGTACCTACCACAAGGCGGACGAGAAGAAGCTGCTGAGGGACATCGACGTTGAGTCTTTCTATCCGAAGATCATTCTGAACCAAGGCCTGTATCCGCACCACCTAGGCCCCGCATTCCTCATTGTGTATGAGCAGATTGTGAGCAGGCGCCTTGCTGCTAAAGGCCGAGGGGACAAGGTGGTGTCCGACTCGCTCAAGATTGTTATTAACGGCTCTTACGGTAAGCTTGGCAGCAAGTATTCGAACCTGTACTCGCCCGACCTGCTGATTCAAGTAACAATCACGGGCCAGCTTTCCTTGCTGATGTTAATCGAGCGCCTGGAGCTTCGGGGCATTAGTGTGGTCAGTGCTAACACCGACGGCATTGTTGTAAGCTGCGATCGAGATAAGGAAGGCTTACTGAATGATATTATTGCGTGGTGGGAACGCGATACCAACTTCAAGATGGAGGCCACGGACTACATAGCCATATACAGCCGTGACGTGAATAGCTATGTAGCAATCAAGAAGGACGGTAAAACTAAGACTAAGGGTGCGTTCGCTAACCCTTGGGCGGACGTTAAGAACCCTGCCGGTAGGTTGCATAAGAATCCGTCTTGCCAGATTTGCATCGAAGCGGTGGAAGCTATGCTGACCAAGGGTGTGCCCATTATGACCACACTGAAGTCCAGTAAGGATGTTCGCAAGTTCGTGTCCGTGCGTACTGTAAAGGGTGGCGCGGTTAAGCTGTACGATCCGATTCCAATACCCGAGCACAGCACGCCCGAAGAACTTATCCGACGGGCAGGCTTTTACGAGGCGGAAGGTGGTACATGGCGGCACCCTGCGTATGAAGAGAACCTTGCGCACTTTAGCACCGAGGACGCTTATAAGTCGGCGCAAACAATGCTTACCGTGTTCGCCAGACAGGAATACCTAGGCAAGGCTGTTCGGTGGTACTACTCGAACAACTGCCCCGGTGACATGGTGTATGCGTCTAGCGGTAACTTAGTGCCCAAGAGCGCTGGTGCGAGGCCCCTGATGGAGCTTCCTAACGAGCTACCTTCCGACATCGACTTTGCTTGGTACGAGGCTGAAGCGGAAGGGTTGCTTGAGGATTTGGGATACTATCCGAAGTAAGCAATGCGTCGGATGTTTAGCACTTGCAAGCGTCCGACGCTTCCCCTATACTGCAAACAGTTCAGGCGTTCCTGGACCTAACCCTTAGGAGAAAACAATGTCCCGCACTTGGAGCCCGTACCAACAAAATGTCTTCCAATTCATCGAATCCGGGACTGGAAACGCTGTCGTCAATGCGGTGGCTGGGTCTGGTAAAAGCACCACCATTGAACACGGCATGAAGCTTGTTCCGGAAGCAGTTAGCACCGTGTTCCTGGCTTTTAACAAGCCTATCGCGGACGACCTGAAGGAACGGGGTCTTAACGCCAAGACCTTCCACTCCATGTGCTACGGGGTAGTGACGAAGCATAAGAATTGCCGCAACATGGACACACTGAAGACCCGCAAGATCGTAGATGCGAATCTTCCGGGCAAGGAAGCCTTCATCTACAGCCAGTTCATTTGCAAGCTGGTAGGCCTCGCCAAGCAATCCGGCATCGGTTGCTTGCTTCCCGATGTCACCGATTCGTGGCTGGACCTTGTTATCCAGCATGATCTGGAAATCGATCATGAGGAAGGCGACATTGGCAGGGGCATGGAACTGGCCTCCGAAGTGCTCACCCTGTGCAATGCGAGCAACATGCTCGACTTCGACGACCTGCTGTATATCGCGGTTAAGGACGGTCTGCCCCTTCCGAAGTATGGTTTCGTTTTTGTGGATGAAGCCCAGGATACGAATGCTATTCAGCGGGCTATTCTGCGAAAGATCATGGGGCCCCGTTCGCGCCTGATCGCGGTGGGCGACCCTGCACAAGCCATTTACGGCTTCCGCGGTGCGGATTCCAATAGCTTGCGCATTCTTGCGGACGAGTTCAAGTGCATTACGTTGCCGCTGACGGTGTCCTACCGTTGCCCCGAAAGCGTCATTTCGTATGCTCGCCAGTGGGTGTCACACATTGAAAGCGCACCGGGCGCAGAGAAGGGGTTTGTCGAGGAACTCGGCACCAACTGGAAGCCCGCAATTCTGCAGGCCAACGACCTTGTCGTGTGCCGTACCACAATGCCTCTGATCGGCCTTGCGCTGAAGCTTATGTTGGCACGCATTCCGGTCACTATTATGGGGCGCGACATTGGCCAGGGGCTTACCCGCTTGATCGAAAAGCAGAAGGCTTCCAACCTGGACGACCTCGGCGACAAGCTTAACGTGTGGCGCATCCGTGAAACTGAAAAAGCTCTTGCCCGGATGGAGGAAGAAAAGGTCGAAGCTATCGAAGACAAGGTTAGCGCCATCCACTGCCTGATCGACGGGTTGAACGAGGACGAGCGCACCATTGCAGCGCTGCTTCAGCTGGTTGAAAAGATGTTCAGCCAAGGCCGTAATGTGGTCATCCTGGCAACCATCCACAAGTCCAAGGGGCT